TCCATGGCCTTTTCCATGGCACCAGGCGCCATGCCATTCCAGGCGCGCGCCACGGTTGCCATGATGCCCGCGCGATTGTTCTTATCAATCGTCGCCCGCATCTGCTTACCGTCTTGCTCCCACTGCATCACAATGGCGCGACCTTCGGTGCGCGCCTGGATGCCAAAGCGTTCAATCGGGTCCAACTCACCACGGCCAGCGGCCGACATCGCGGTAATGGCCTGATCAAGGCTAGTTCTAAATGCGTATGCTGCGTTGCCTGCACCCAGAAGCGCTCTATCGGCAGCCGCGCCGCGCACACCAAAGGTCTCCAGCGCGACACCCGCACTGACAACTTCCGGCAAGCTGAAGGGCGTTCTTGTCGCAAACCTGGATAGCTCATCCAAGCGCTTCTGGGCGGCTTCCGCACTGCCCATGACCACTTCCAGGGTGCTTCGATAGCGCTGAAAATCCGCAGCACCACGCACAAACTGCTGATTGAACAGAAACGCACCACCCGCCGCACCCACCGCAAGCTTGGCGCTCAGCCCCGCAACCGCGCCCAAGCCGCGCCTGCAACGCCGCCAAGGGCTGCGAAGCGCGGTCAATGGCTTCAACCAGGATGGATAGTCGGAGGGAACCCGACATTTATCTGCTTACCTCGCGGCCATGCGGCGGTTCCATTCCACCGCCCGTTTTGTCAGGAACCGAAGTTCGGCGGCAGTCCAGCGCTGCCACCCGCCAGCGAGCCCGAAGGTGCCGAAGACAAGCTCGCAGCATTCTGGCCAGTCGCCTGGCCACGCTGCAAAAAACTCGTCGCGACCTCGGAAATCTGGAAGAAATCATCAATGGACAGATCATCCACCTGCGCCCGCGTCAGGCCAGCGCAGCGCGCGGCCAGCGCCAAAATCATGGAACCCGTGCCACCGGCACCGCCCGCATCCATGGCCGCGGCCATATCGCCGGCGCGCGGTTCGCGGAAGTCAATCTCCGCAATGCGGTGCACTTCCTGCCCGGTTTCCGCGTTACGCAGAATGATCGGATCGCGCAGCGTGATCTTGATGGATTGGCGCATTACAGCACTTCCTCAGCCGAAGGCCCTGAGAATTTGAGCGTGATATTCCCGCCTTCGCCATCCTTCATCGTCGGCGTATCCGTCAGGAAGGCGTCGTTGATCACGTAGCGCTGGCCCGTGTCGCATTCGAAAATCACGGTCACGCCCGCCATTCTGCGGAAGGTTTCCAGCGACATGCCGCTGCGCAGGCTGGTTTCGCATTCGACCATGGCGGGCACGCTTTCTTCCGCCCAGCCAACCACGCGGCCAACCGTGACGGGGTTGCGCTTGGTGCCACCCACATCCAGGCTGGCGCCCTTCGCGGTTTCGATCACCTGCCCATTGGCGCGAATGGTCGCGCGGCCCAGGAATTGCGGCATGTCCCGTTCTCCTCAAATTACAGCAGGAATTCGATTTGCGCGGCAAGCACGCGGAATTGGTTCACCAGGTCGGGCGGCAGAAGCGCATCCACGCGGTTCGGGTCGCTTTCAGACCGGCGCACGATGATGTCCTGCTTGAATTGATCCACGCCTTCCACCAGGCCAGCCGCTTCCCATTGCTTGAAGCGCGCGACAATTTCGGCGCGGAGCGTGCCGGGTGTGACCACATTCTGCCCGCGCGCGAAGGCCGTGCCATCATTCGCCAGCTTATGGCGCGGAAAGCGCAGCGCGATCATGGTGCGCAGATCGTAGCGGATGTAGGACAAGGTCTTCACCGTCTCCACATCCAGATAGCTGATATCCTCAGCCCCGCTGGGTGCGGTCTGATAGGTGGTGACAACGCGCTCCACGAACACCTGGCCGGCGTCATTCACGCGGAAGGTGGAAATGCCATCGCGCAGCAGCAGATCGCGTTCGGTGAAGGTGAAGCGCTGGCTAACCAGCGGCGCCACCACCGTCGGCAACTGCAAGGTCTGGACGGGCCGCGCCGGGTCAATCGCCAGCGCGGGGACGCAGATGCTGGCAAGCTGCGCTGCCCATTCCCAAGGCGGCGTCGGCGATCCGCGCATGCCAATGATGCTGACATTCGGCGAATTGCGCCCCGCGCCATAGGTCGTCAGCGTGCCATGCGCGCCGGAAAGCCCGGCCCAGCCATGGCCATCACGCTGCACCAGCGGGCCCCAATTGGTGGCCATGCGGGTTTCCAGCGCGGCCATATTGGTCGCGTCCGTCCAGGGTGTCACGAAATCCGTGAACCAGGTCTCCGCCACCGCATCCAAGGCCGTGGTCACCACAGGGTTTTGCGTGCCACTTGCCATGGCCACAATGGTCAGGCCGGTGCCAGCGGGCAGCACATCCGTCGCCAGGAAGGAATGGCGCACGTCAATCGCATTGCCGATTTCACCGCGATGCCGCGCCGTCAGTGTCACCACCGCCGATGCCACCGTGGCGGTCACGGGCAGATCAAGTGCCGCCGTGATGGCCGCGCCGATCGCGGTGGCGATGGCCGTGGCAGCAGTGCCAGACGCGACAGATACTTCAATCCGCCGCCCGCCGATCATCAGCGCAATCACGCCGGCAGCGGTGGATGGGCCGGTGACCGTGATGGTGCCGGTGGCCTGCACGCCACCGCCCACATCATCCATGGCGATGCCCCAGACTTCGACCAGCGAAAGATTGGCAAACCAGGCTTCAAACATATGGGCAAGGTTGCTGCCCCGCCCGAAATAGGTGCGCGCCTGCGCTGCATCAATCACGCGGATCGGCACGCCCTGGGCAATGGTGCCAGCCGTCAGGCGCTGGCCCATGATCAGCACGCGGGCTGGCCAATCATTCAACCCGCGTAGCGCGCGGCTATTGTCGAATTCCACGTAGCTGCCCGGAACGCGAATGCTGTTCGGGATGTTATTGAAACTGATCGAACCGGACATCGGTTACTCCTTCTCGCCACTGCGGCGCTTGGATGGCTGGGCCAGGACAACATCGCCATCAGCGATGCGCCGGCGCCAATATTCGGTATCCGGCACCTCGGCCCCTTCGGGCGGCAGGTGGCGCGGCATGGGCGCGCGCGCTTCCGGGTTGGCGACCAACAGGTCAGGATGGGCGGGCTTGACGAACATGAGGGCGCCTCAATTCGTTGGAAGGGTGACGCGCACCACGGCATCGGCGCGACTGGCGCCGGTGGTGGGTGCGGGCGGGGGCTTGGCGACATTGCCGAAGGGCGGAATGTCTTGGTCCGCATGGAAGGTGATGAAGTTATCCAGCGTGACAGGCGGCGCGCCGGTGGCATCACCAGCATCATTCTGCGGCACACCCCAGGCATCCTGGATTTGCACCGGCACATCGCAGACCAGGCCATAGACGGTGATGCCGTTTTTTTCGAAGGCGGTGGCGTAAAGGTTTTCGCAGCTCTGCACTTCAATCGGGCCAGCCGCACCGGCTGGCACCCAGCGATCCAATGTCGCGGCGGCCAGCACGGCCATCTCGTAAGCGCCAATGGTCGCTTCATCACCACGCCGGCGCGCGCGTTCGCCGCTGGCATTGGCGGCCACCAAATAGGCGCCGAAGGTGGTATTGACGGAACCGGGCAGGCGCGCACTGCGCTGCCAGCCCAGGAAAGCCACGTAGATCGCGGGCGCCATGGAAAGAATGCGCAGCAGCTCATCCGCGTCAAATTTTGCGGGCTTGTGGTCCACCTCGCGCAGGCGGCCATCAAAGGCTTCGCGCAGGCGGCAGATAATCGCGTCTTCCAGCGCGCCGATCATAGCGGCCCGCCCCAGCGATAATGCGCCAGATCGCCTTCCAGCACGCCGGGGCTGCCCTTCTTGAAGCGCACCGCGGTCGTGTCTTCGGCGGGCTCTGCACCACTGGCATCAATGCCAAGGTCGGCCTTCCCGCCAGCGATGTCTTTCAAAAAAGCGATGGCTTGGTCCCGATCCCGCAACACCTGATCGGTCGGCTGGCGGTCCCCGCCCAAATGCAATTCATGCCGCGCGATGGCCGCCGATAGCTTGACCAAAAGCCGAGGCACCACGGAAAGCGGCAGCGTGTAGCGCGGGCGGAGATAGCCATCCACGATATCGCCCGCGTCATCACAAGCGCGCTGCACCCGCGCAGTATCGACCTGGCCGAGCAGCGATGGCGCAAGCTGCGCCACCTCATTCTGGCCGAAGCGGTCAATCAAATCCTGCGGGGCGCAGTAAGCGGTCACGGATTATTCCTTGGCCTTGCCCTGCTTGGCGGCCTTGCCGGTGGAAGATGCGCCGGCGGCCCCATCCCCATCAGCCGCCGGCGCTTCCTCAACCTCATCATCCACCGCGCCCAGGGCGACGAGGCTGGGGACCAATTCGCGGCGGATTTCCGCCACGGCACCTTCTTCGATCCGCACGCCATCAACATCCAGATTGCGCAGCGCGCGGATTTTCTGCGTGCCTGCCATGATCAGCCCACCGCGTTTTCAAAGTAATAGCCGGAAGCGGCAGCGGAAATCACTTCCTTGACGCTTTCACCCACCCGCACAATCGTCGAACCGCGCAGACCCAACTTGGGTTCGTCCATCGTGCCCGCGATGCGATCACCAAACTCAGCGGTGAAACCGAAAGTCGGCTGATCCGCATCCGCCGCATCCTGCGAAACGAACAGCGCCGCGGCATGCTTGCCCCAAACGCGGGACATGGTGGGCGTTTGGCCCTTCCGCGCCGTGTTGACGAAGCTTGCGCCAACGATCACTTCGCGCACTTCAAAGAAGGCCGCGACCTGTTCGCGCGTGACGGCACCGGCATTGACCTGGTTGCCCAAAATGGCCGTCACCATGCGCGGGTGCTGGCGCAGCTTGGACCAGGTCGCTTGGCCAAAGGTCAGCACATTCGGCCGGAAGATCGGGATATCCAAAGCAGCCAGGATGGCGTCCACCGGATTGGAATTGGTGAAATCAGACCATTGGCTGGTGCCAGAAAGCGTAGCGCGGTTCGCAGCCGGATAAGTCGCGGGATTGAACACCAGGCCCGCCACGCGGATTTCGCGGTCCAGCAAGACAAGGCCGGTCAGCAAAGACGTGGACTTCGCCATGGGCGATACGGGGCCACCAGAAGCCGGCTTCGACATCTGTTCCCAAGCGATCACTTCCTCATTCGGCAGAACGTCATCCAGGCCGAAGTCAACACATTCGTCCTGGACCTCGGTGCCACCGAAATCAACCTGTGTCGGCGCCCCGCGCCGCGCCACCCGAGTATTCGGGACCGTGTAGGCGTCAGCGAGTGGGTAGACCGTGTATTTGAATTTCTTTCCAGTCTTGCCGATGCGCGGCATCACGCGGTCAGCGATAAGATCGATATCGCGGTTCTGATAGCCAATCGCGATGGCGGTCAGAGTTGGATTTACCGGGAAGGCGGTGGTTGCCATTTCTATGTTCCTTCAGATCAGCCCTGGACCGAGCCAGGGCTCAGCAGGACGCGAATTTGATCGCCGGCGGCCACAGCCGCATCCAGCGCGATACCGATGTGGCGGTTGTTGACGCCGGCGGCAGGCGCGGCGGCGACACCACGGCCCACGCTGTCTGTGGTGACCAGCGAACCAATGCTGATGGCGGCACCAGCCTCAACCCAGGCGATGCCCTGCACCATAACTTCCACACGCTCATTGGCCGCAATCGTCAGATCGGTATTCACACCGATCAGCGCATTGGCCACGGCGGCGGCCTGTTCCACTGTGTCGGCGGAAGCCAGCCGCACAATGCGATATGGGGCGATGGCGGCAGCAGCGGTGAACGCTTTAGCCAGAATTAGGTTGCTCACGCAGCACTCCTTTTCGTGATGTGCTCAACGGCGGCTGCCATTGAAATGGTTTGGCCCGCCGCCTCACGTTCGGCCTGATAGGCCTTGGCGGCATTCGCGATGGCCACCGGATCATCCGCGGCGAATTCAAGCTTGCCGGCGGGCGCCAGTTCCGCGAATTCAACGCGGGCAGGCAGTGCGGCCAGCACGGCGCGGAAGGCATCCAACGGCGCTTCGCGCACGGTGGCGTCGCCTTCGGTGAAGGAAACCTCACCAGTCGCGGGCAGGCTCGCGGCAAAGGCCAGGATGCGCGGCACCACGCCTTGCGGGATGCGCGCTTCGGTCACCAGCTTTTGGGTAAAGGCGGCCATTTCAGCATTGCGCCGCGCGGCTTCCGCTTCAGCAAAGGCAGCTTCGCGGGCCTGCAATTCACGCTCACGCGCTTCAAGCGCGGCGACACGATCCGCATCATCCGGTTTTTCAGTCGGCACTGTCACAGTCTCCTGTTGCTTGTCTTCGGCAAAGGCGGGCGGCGGAACCTGGGCCGCGGCGCGGGCCGCATCGGCCTCGCCCTGCATGCGCGCGGCTTCATCCGTCATGCGTTGCACGGTCTGCGCCGGCAGCATTTTCTCTGCGGTTTCCAAACCTTCCTTGGATACGATCCAATCGCGGATGCCACGGAACAGCCCGCCAACATCGGCCAGCAGCCAGGAAAGGCGCCAACCGCTCACCGCGCCATCGGCGGCGAATTCAAGGGTGATCACATCCGCATCATCCGCCGCGAAGGCCACATCGCGCAGGCCTTTCACCGCTGGCGCAGCAGCACCCAGAAAGCCGACATGCTTCAGATAAAAGGCGCCGGGCTTCGGATTGGATGGATGGGTCGGCGTGTAGAAGCTGGCAGAAATCTTCTTGAAGCGGCCCGCCTGCACCATTTCAGCGAAGGCCGGTTCCACCTGATGCGGTTCCGCGACCAGGTCGCCACCATCGGCACGCAGCGCACGCACCCAGCCATAGGCCGGCGCATCGGTCGTCGGGTGGCCCACCACAAGCGGCGCTTCACCAAAGGCGGGATCATAGGCAGCGGCAGTCGCGGCCAGATCGACCTCACGGAATTCGATGGCACCACCCTGCATGGGCTGGTGGATGCCGGCACGGAAAATATGGAGCTGCTTCATCACCGCCGTAATGGCAGTGCTAGCCCGGTAATTTTATGCGGACAGCCGTCCGCACGGCCCTAATCCTCGCGCGCGCGTGGTGCGCATCCGGGATGGCCGCGATTAAGAGCGAATAAGAGCCCTAAGAGCGGGGTCAGGCGCCTTCAAAAGACCGTGACGCCCGGATGCTGCGCCCTGGCGGCCTTGGCGCCTGTAGCGCGCCCGCACGCGGTTCGTCACGCGCCACGCATCGCGCGCCGCGCGTGGTCCTGAAAGATCGCCATGATCTCGGCGCGGTCCGCATCTGATACACCAAGCCAGGGCCGCGCCGGGATGCTGACGCTCCGCGCAAAGACACGCGTGCGCCCAAGCCGGAAGGCCAGGCGCCCACCGGATTTCGGGCGGATGGTGCCGCCGAATTGATGCAGGCTGGCGTAAATCACATTCGTCCCGACCACCACGCGGTTGCCATCCGCGCGCCGCGTCAGGCTGCCCAGCAGCCGCCCGGTCTCGCGCAGCATCGAACCGCCGCGCTTCGCCGCCGCATAGCCGGGGTTCAGCTTTGGCCAGGCCACGCCATCCGGTGACTGTTCCGCCGCCGCGCGTTCCTGGGTGGATAGGATCAGCGCTTCGCCGATCTCGGCCATCGCAGCTTGTGGGCGGCGCATCAGTGCGCCCAGGCCCGCCACCGCATCGCGGAATTCGGCGGTGTTGATGGTGATGCGCACGCCGCTCATGGTGTCTCTCCCAGCTGCCGCTGATAGACCAGCGCGCCTGATCGCTGTTTCTCAAGATAGGCGGTCGCGCGCGCCGCCAGCAGCGCCGCGCCGAACCAGCCGGCATCCGTCCATTCCAACACCGCCAGGCCCGCCGCCGCGCCAGCAAAGCGGCGCAGGTAGCGCCGGCGCAGCCGCAGATTACCATCCGGCGTCTCCGCCCAATCCACCCAAATCTCATCCGGGTCTTTGAGCGCTTCGGCCAGCTGCGCCAGCTGCTGCACCCGCCGCGCATTGCGCGCCACCTCACCATCCGCATTCAGGAACAGATCGCGGCTGATCACCACACGCGTGCCGGATGCATCGCGGAACACGGCGGGGCGGTCGCGCGTCGCGCCAAACTCACCCAGGAAAGCGTCAATCGCCGCATTGGCATCACCGCCTGCCGGCGCTGGCGCGGCGCTGGAAGGCCGTGCGGGCGGCATGGCGGGCAGATCATCCGGGCGCTGGCCAGAAGGCCGCAGCCCGCCACCACGATAGGGCTGCAAGGGTTCTGCCAGCGGTTGCGGCACCACGCCCTGCGTCCAGCTTGCGCCGACATTATAATCCCACCCCGGATCAATGCCGGCAGGCAGCGCGGAAATCTCCCCGGTCATCGGATCGCGGTATGGCCTGGTCCCCGCAGGCGGCGCTTCATCCGGGCCTTCTTTGCCCGCACGCGCCAGGTCGCGCGGGCCGAGGCTTTGCACGTAGCACCCGCACCCCCAGCCATTCGGCGGGAAGTGGCTTTTCCAAAATGGATCATCGGCGCGCAGCACCAGGCCATCCCAGGCCTTGTGTTGGGGGCGCGCATCACGCTTGCCGGAATGGCGGTAGCGCCAGAAGGGCCGCGCGGCCAACACGTCCGGGTCCGTCATTTGCGCGTACCGCCCAGCGGCATAGGCGGTGCGCATATTCGTCTCGTAGATCACGCGCGTGCGCCAGCCGACATAGCCAGGCCCGCGATCGGCCCAGCCGAGCTCCGTCAGCAGCGGGGCGATATCGCGGCGGAATTCATCGAGCGTCGTGCCCTGCGCAATCGCCTTATCCATGGCGCGGCGGATATCGGCCAGCATTTCATCCGCCTGCACACCCGCCACTGACCAGGCGCGCGCATGGGCACCGTGGCGCAGATCATCCCAGGCACGCGTCGGCACATTCACCTTCCCCCGGAAGAAGCGGATGGCTTCTTCGGGCGGCAGGTTCAGCGCATCAATACTGCCACTCATGACGCAGTCGTGGCTTCATCCCGCGCATCGCTGCGCCCGGCGAGGTGGCCGACAATGAGCGCGGGCGTCAGTTCTTCCACCAGGCGCCCGATGGGCATCACGGCGGAAAGGCGCAAGAAGCGGGTTTCAAGATCGGCGAAATCCACCGCCGCTTCAACCTCATTGCGTATCGCAGCCAGCATCGCGGCCTGGGCAGACCCGCCGCGGCGCGCCAATTGATCCGCCAGCGCTTCCGGAATGGTCGCGGGGTCCACCGCTTCGGCAAAGGCAGGCGGCGGCGCGGCGCTGGGGCTGCCGCCAGCAATGCGCTGATAGCCCTCCCCATAGCGTTCACGCACCAGGTCTTCACTCGGCACATAGCCAATCGCGAACAGCTTTTCATCGAGCGTCGCATCGGCCAGCAGATCAGGTTCTTCCGGCGCCTTCCGCCACACACTCGGCATCGCGGCGCCCGGCAGATTGAGGTCAACAATCCACCTGAGCAGGCTCTCATTCAGTTCTTCGGACAGCATATCCGCATCGGCATCGGCCAATTCGGTGCGGACATCATTATGGGTTTCGCTGGCAGCGCGCGCGCCATTCTGGCCCATTTCGGTCGTGAGTGTTTCGCCCAGCACGATCTTGCTGATCTCGGCATTCATGGTCTGCACCAATTCCTTGTGCAGGTCCGCCGTGCCGGATTTGGACACTTCCAGCATCTTGATCAGCGTGCCGGATGGCACCGCCACACCGGCGCCGCGCGCGATGCCCTGGATCATCGTCACCAGCCGGTCAACATCACCATCCGATGTGCCCTGCGGGTATTCGGCATAGACGAAGGGCTGGCCATGCTTTTGGATCAGATCATTCCACAACGCCACGCCGTTCCGCTTGAAAAACACGGGCCAAAACAAATCATGCCCCAACCCACGGCCATAGGCGTCTTCATTCTCCTCCGCCCAATACCGCACCACGATGAATTTGCGGTCCGGCACGGCAATGCCCTGGGTGCGGGCTTCGCGCGTCAGCAGCCGCAGCTTGCCATCCAGGTCAAAGGCAAAGCGGCGCGGGTTCCGAACGCGGATATCGGCAGGCACAATCCAGGTGCGGCGCGTGCCATTCACTTCAATCTCGGCCGCTTCCCACATGATTTCGGCAACCGAAATCCCGGTCAGCACGGCGGTCAGCAGGCCACGGCAGGCGCGGTCAAAGCGGATGCGCTTCAAGGCGGCATTGACCAGTTCCGCCGCCAGCAGATCAGCCGGCGCTTCCCCGCCTGGTTCCACCTTCCATTCCCGCGCCACCACTGCATTGCGCCGCTTGCGCAGCACCGCGCCTGCGTGCCCGTCCCGCGCCAAATCCTGATAGATGCCGAGGCCCTTATGGCCGCCGCGCGTCAGGATAATGTCGTCGCGCGTCGCCATCGTGAAAGCGTAGTATTGGGCGGTGATGTCGCGTTCGAAGGTCGCGACCTCATTCCGCAAATCCTGGGGCAGGCGGGTGCCGCTCATGATCTATGCCTCATCATCCAAGGTAGGTTGCGATGCTGCCCTGGGTCATTCCCAGGATGCTGTTGTCATCCGGCGGCGCCATGATGTCGCGGCGGGGGATCGGGAAATTCGTCAGGCTGCCCCAGTCGCGGCTGGCAGCGTAAATGGTCAGCACGGCGGCAATCGCGGCGTCGCCATGGCGTTGGCCAGCATTGGGATCGCGGTCTTCACCTTTCGCGGTGGCCCGGCGCACCATCACGCGCGCCACGCCATTCACCAATTCAATGGCGCGGAAATCATCCACCACTTCGGCATTCGCCGGGATATCGAAGCTGGCATCCTGGAAGGCCGCGCGCAGCTTCGGCATATGGTCGCGGTACCAGCCTTCGGTCAGGTGAATGCCTTCCACGCGGTGCGCGCCGTAGCGCTGCAGCGTGCGCTCAGCCAACCAGGCGCCATTCCCGGTGCGGTCCAGCGCCACGCCGGCCAGGCGCGGCAGGCGATCCAACAGATAGAACAAAATCTCGCGCTGCTGTTCGAAGGGGACATTCCGCAATTCAATCGTGAAGGGCGTTTTGCGCATCAGATCGGGCATGATCTGTGCCGGCCAAATCACGGAAAGATCGGCGACGCGCCCAAAATCCACCCCCGCCACGCTGCGCAGCAAGGGGTTCAGCCGATCCAGCAGCGGGCGGATATTGTCTTCGCACCACGCCAGCGTCTCCTTGGTGCGGATATGGTCGGGCTGATGCACGAAGGCATCGGCGCAGGTGTAGCGCAGCACCGGGATATCGCGGCTGGCGCGCGCTTCAATCAAATGGAGCGGCAGATACCGGCCGGAACCAGCGCGCGGCACCACATCCAATTCCTCTGTCGCGCTGTCGCCATAGAGGCCACGGATTTCGGCCTTCCATGCGGCCTCGGCCTCAGCGGACCATTCCTTGCCAAGCTTCAACGCCACGCGGCGGAACAGGCCCTGTTCGCAGGCTTCATCGAAGGTGGTGCGCAGCAGGTGATAGGGTTTTCGCCCAGCGCGGATATCATTGACCAATTCGGCGAAGGGGTTTTCCGCCCCGTCATGCGTGGACACCACCAGGATGCGCCCGCCCCAAATCAGCAGCGCCAAGGCAGCCTTTAGAAGCGCCGCAAGATCATCATGGAAGGCCGCTTCGTCGATAATGACAAAACCCTGCCGGCCACGCAGCGACCGCGGGCGGGACGCCAGCGCCAGGATTTCAAAGCCCGAGGCGAATTTGATCCGGAACGCGGCGATATGCCGTTCCATGCCCTTTTCATCTTGGTCCTTGAACAGGAATTCGCCGATCTCACCGGCGGCCTCGCCGAAGCTCCGCGCCCACATGGCGCAGACATCAATGAATTCGCGCGCCATATCCAAATTATAGCCGATGTAAAGCACATCCATCCCGCGCTGATCACGCGCGGCACCCGCCATCAGTACGGCCGGCGCGCCTACGCCCCAGGTGGCGCCGATGCGGCGGGATTTTTCATAGACCGTGACGGAATGCTCGGCCACCGCGCGCACCAAGTCCTGCTGGTAGGGCAGCAGCACGCCGCCGATATCGGCGGTACTCGAAGGCTTCGCGTTCTTCATGGCTTCACCGGCGCGGGGCTGGGCTGCAATACGCCCTGACGCGCGGCGGCTTCAATGCGGCGGCAGGCCGTGTCGAAATAGCCGGGGTCGATTTCAATGCCGATGAACGGGTGGCCAAGCTGCGTGGCGGCAACGCCGGTTGAACCGGAACCCATGTAGGGGTCGAGGATCACGCCGCCGGGTGGGACGCGGGCCTGCTCGATAGACCACGCCATGATCTCGATGGGCTTCTGCGTCGGATGCGCGCCGCGTTTATTGAACGGCGACTTGGACGTGGTCGTACACCCATTCCAGTATAACTGCTTCACACGCATCACTTGGCGACGGTTCAGCCAGGCCATTTCAGCATCCCCCTGTTTGTTGGATGGCCTGCCCACGCGCTTGTCCCACACCAAAAAACCACCGCTGGCACGAGTTTTGCGGGGGGGGTAGACATTGGTAAAAATGATGGGCACCCCAAACAACGCACCGATCAGCCAAAGTCAACAAGTAGCTTGGGTCGAACGGCTTATCGTCGCCAATTATCGGGCGCCAATTCCACCTGCCGCCTTTGCTTTCTTTGCTTTTTTTTAGTGCAAGCTTCTGCCCATAAGGCGGATCAGTAATCACCGCCGCCGGGCGTTCCAGCCCCGGCAAAATCTCCCGGCAATCGCCCAAATACAGCGTCGCGTCGCCAATCTTTTCAACCCGCACGACCATCACGCGTTGCCTTCAGCCGGCGCCTGGGCCGCCACGAAATTCGCGGCATTGCGGATCATGCGCGCCAATTCGCGCGCCTGGTCGGCGTTCAGCACCGCCGTCATGGTGCTGCTATTCCGATGGTCCACCATACTCACATAGACCAGCGGGCCTTCGCTGGTGATCTGAATGCCAAGGGGCGCCATCATGCCGCCACCCCAAGAATGCTTGCCTTGATTGTCGCGATGGTATCGGCGCTCAGCCCTTGCTGGCGCGCGACTTCCTCGGCAGCGCGGGCTGCGCCGGCCTTGGCCTTCGTGGCAGCGCGATCTTCCACGCGCGCGATGTATTCCACGTTCTGGCGGCTC